GCCCTCACTCGGAGCAGCTGGGGCGCGTACTTACACATGGTGGCCGCGGATCCCAATTCAATCATCAAGCAACCACCCACTGCCAGCGATCTAATGAACTCACTTGTTTATGCAATGCGCGAAGGCAACTCTCCAACGTTATCTGGCCCACACTGGCTGACTAAGGCAGCCTTCTATTCACACCTTAGTGATGTCATGCCAAAGCTCACTTTCTTTGCCAAATTTGGGGCCAGTGTGCCAGCTCCTGCATTCGACATGGTGGTTGCCAAATCGGACTCCCACAAATTAGTCGAACCTGTTCCGGTCGAAGGAGAGCTGGTTGCCACCACTCTCCATGCCGAAGGTCCTAGGGACAGTTTTGTACCCGAATATCACCAACGCGACAAGGAGTGGCGCGAGGTGAACACGAAAGTCGGACAAACCGACCAGTTCAAAGAAACATGTTTCGTCAACCCGCCAGTTCACAAGAGGAGTGACAATGGGACCTACAAGCTATCTGTTGAGAAAAGGCTTAAAATTCAATCCGCCGACCAAAATGCAGCTCGCAAAAGGATGTGCCCTCGACGTGACATGATCGACGAGCTAGATCGACTCATAGTGAATTGGCCCAAATGGACTGCGGAAAAACATGCTGAGTATATTGACACTGCTGTCGAGGAGTACTGCTCCAAGCGGACCGTGAAGGCAGTGATGCAAAAACTTGAATCCCACGACCCCACCCGAACCGGCGCAGACATTGTCATAAGCCTCAAGAATCAGGTAATCAAGAAGGCCGAAAAGAAGAACAAAGACGCAATTCCAGGACAACTCATACATGAATACGACATTCTTACTACTTTGACCGACTCGGCTTATGCCCTGTTCATTGAAAATGAGCTGATTCCTGCCTTCCCAGGCCAATTCTTGTTTTACCGTCGCATGGCGCCTAGGGAGTTTGTCCAGGCATACCGCCGCACGTGGAGGGTGGGAAATGGTGTCTACTCATCTGACGTCACAAGATGGGATGTGGGCTGCGACGCCGGACTACTCAATTTCGATGAACATCTAATGCGTCGTTGCGGGTTTCCGGAGGACTACATTGCGGAATATGTTTGGCGCAGATTGAATTCCAAGTCGCAACACGGTCCAATGGCAACCATGCAAAATTCAGGTGACCGCTACACCTGGGTGCTGAACTCCATCCGGCGTGCAGTGGTTACGTCTATTGTTTGCCAAGTGCAACAGTCTGATACCGTGGCAATTAACGGCGATGACGCTGCCATAGACCGTGTTTGTGACGCCTTGCCTTTCCCAGACTCCCCCTGGGAGTTCAAAGACCAGAATGGACTCACTGGTGAATTTAGTGGTTTTACGCTTGGACTGAAGGAGCCGGTGTATGACGCGGCGGGCATTCAGTACCGTACTGACATTCTGGTCTCTCGAGATCCGTCCGCACTAGACAAGTGGGTGAATTACCTGGATCTATTATCACAAGCGGACCCGTCTACGCCCGAGGCAATAAACGTTGTCCATCAGGCAAAGCAACATATGCCAACGGCATTGTTTGAGGAGTTCGTTCCTCAACAGTTCAAATCTATACTTTCTGCTAACTCCGAGGATTTTTCCCAAGTTGGTGAGGGGTTTCTTTCAAATTACATCGAATCAAATTCTGCCTTTCAACTACTACAATCAATTTCAACAAACTTACAATACAACCTCTCTTTTTTTTTTCCTATGTTAGCATAGTGTCCTAAGCATGACTCAAACTGCATAATTCATTCGAACCACGGGAGTTGGCGCTGGCCACCAGTGTTTAACCCACCTGATGTGTGGGTTCGCACTAGTGGATGGTGCCACCTCCAGTGGTATTCACCTTGCCCATGCTCGGGCGTAGAATAAGAGCCGGCCAGGGACTGTTTGGAAGCAGTCTGCCTGAGCTCCACGAGACATCGTGAGACATAGACTTCAGGTCTTCTTAAACTGGCATCTCAGCCAAAACGGGTCCACCTGTAATGGGTGCATATGGTGTCACATGTCAGGTTGGCTCTGAGCAAACATGTGGCTGATCGTCGTGATCGGGGAACGGGTGCAAAATGGGGACCACTCCACACCTCAATCCCGAGCAGAGCATTCCCATCACCCAAAATTGCCGCGTCCGCTTCTGAATGCCGATTCAGGAACGCCGTGTCCGGTCTGGGTCGCCGGGCTGTGTATCGACTGCAGGGCGACGGGCTGGGCAACACCCCCCCAGTCTGAAAGGGACAGTCAGCCCCTGGGTAACACCCAGGAACAAGGCGCGTCATGGATGCGACACCGAAAGGACCAGTCGCAAATATAATTCGGAACATTCTTGATCAAGTTGCAGAGACAACACTCACGCATGCCCACTTNCGAGGCCACGTTGTGACACAAGCGCAATTAGCAGCACTTTTTGAGGCTGTCGATCGCGTGCACGAACTTGAGGGTGTTCAAACTCCAACCGAGAGCGTGCTGGAGGAGCCAGTGCCTGAGGCTGGTGATACACCGGAAGCCTTACTCC